CGGCTCGCGAATCTCGCCGTAGCCCACGCCGTCGAAGGCGTCCATCCCGCTCCGCACGGGGTTCGGGAACGTGACCGGCACCGTGCAGACGGCGTTCAGCTTTTCCGCGATTGCCGCCGCCAGCGCCTTCGAGCGCGTACTGTCGGGGTGGTAGAAGGTCTGCGCGCCGCTGTGCCGTCCCTGATAGGCGTTGTCGTGGAGCGCGATGTAATAGTCGGCGCCCAGCGCGGCGGCCTCCTCGGGGCGGCCCTTGTAGTCGCGGCTGTCGGCGTATACGGTGGTGTGATAGACCGCTGTGCCGTCGTAGGCGGACAGCCTGTCCTGCACAAGCCTTGCAAGCTGTTCGCACTGCGTCTTTTCGTTGTAGCCGGCTATGCAGTAGGCGTTGTAATGATTCGCCGGCGCGAGATAGATTTTTACGGTGGAATTCTTGGTCATTAAGGATGCCTCCCTTTTTTCAAATTGCTCTTGACAAATCAGCAAGAATAATTATAATATAATTATGGAAACAATACGATTTGATTGGGACGAAAACAAAAACGAAACGAACAAAAAGAAACACAGAGTGTCGTTTGACGAAGCGGCAACGGTGTTTTACGATGAAGAAGCGCTTTTGATCGACGACGAGGGACACTCACAGGAGGAAGAGCGGTTTATTCTGCTCGGCTTCAGCAAACGGGCAAATCTGCTTGTCGTCTGTCATTGCTGCAGGGAACGGAAGACGGAAAAGGGGCGGGCCTGTTCGGTCATTCGGATCATATCGGCCAGAAAGGCGACCGATTCAGAAGCGAACGCGTACTATGAGAGGCGGTAATGAAATGAAAGAAGAATACAATTTTTCAAACGCACGGAAAAACCCATATGCCAAGAAGCTGAAGAAGCAAGTGACAATCAATCTCGATAACGATACCATAGGGTATTTCAAGGAAATGGCAAGAACGTCGGGCATCCCGTATCAGACTTTGATCAATCTCTATTTATCGGATTGCGCTGTGAACGGGAAAAAGCTAAATATATCTTG